GGTCTGGCACATCAGCGACCGCGACTGACCCTGCCGACCCTCTATACTGATCTCAGTTCAACCGACCCCGATGCTGATCTCCGAAGCGATGGTGATGCTTGCCCCCTACGGGGTGGAGCGCATTGAACGGGTTCCCAACGACTCCTGTCAGGTCTGGAAGGTCACCCAGAACGGGGCAAAGTATCTCTACGCCGCCGAACTGGATCGGGTGGTCTGGGCACTGACCGCTGCCAATGCCCGCAGCGTGTCGGTCCTGGGTCTGTTCAACGGATGGGAGGGTTGACGCCCTCTCCCGATCTGCTACAATACTCTCAACCGCAACGGACCTCATGACCCGCACCAACGTCCTGCCCCTTGACCTCTGCACCGTCACCCTGACCGAGGCGCAGTGGAGCACCATCCGCACCGCTGTTCTCTGCCTTGCCTGTGACTGTCGGGTGGCAGGGAAGCACAGTGACGCTGACTACTACCTGAATGCCTACAACAACCTGAAGGCAGCGATGGGAATGGACGACTGAGGCACTGGCACAAGGGGGACTCACAAGGTCCTCCTGGACCCCTTACAATACACTCAGTTCAGACGACCACCAATGCAAACCCGCTACGACGTGATCTGCCCCTCCGCTCCCTGGGAGAACATGACCACCGATGCCGACCGTGCCTGGGATCTGTGCTTTGACCTCTCTGAGGAGTACGGGTACGCTCAGGTCCGCTGCAACGGCATCATCGTTGGGGAATACACCAACGGGCAGTGATGCCCCCTCCCCGACCTGCTACAATACTCTCAGTTCCACCAAACCGCTTCCGATGCTCAACTTCATCATCCGCTCCGCCATCCGCTCCCACCTGATTCAGAACGGACCGCAGACCTGCTCCGAACTGGTCCGCGCCATGGGTCTGGACCCCCACCGCCATAAGGGCACCATCCATGCCCTGATGGTTGACCTGGAACGGGAGCGGGTGCTGAAGGCAACCACTCACCCCAACGGCAAGCGGGATGAGTGGTTCATCCTACCCCAAGCAATCCGCAAGCGTGACCGCCTGATCGCCGCGCTGTCGGGGGTCTGACCCCTGCCCCCTGACCCTGCACAATACACTCACACGCAACCAACCCGATGCGCTTCTCTCCTGCCACCCGCCTCAGCACCCGCGAAACCGTGTGGGTCGGTTACAGCAACGAAGGCACCGTGATCGACAAGCGTCATCACGGGCACCCCGCCGCCGTGTGGTCCGCCCAGTTCGTTGATGCTCATGCCGCCGTCCATCCCTGCCCCGTGAGTGGTTGGCGGTCAAAGCAGTGGGGGTGACCCCCCCCGTTCGTGCGTTCGTGCAGTCGCAGTGCCCCCGCCGCCGTCCTTGTGCGGTCGCGGCGCGTGATGGGGGGGGCGTTTTAAAACGCAATGGATCCCCTAGTCTACAAAGTGTTACGGAAGCGCGATAAATTATAAAGGCATTTCAAATTCATAAAAGCAATTACACTCCAAATCAAAAATTTTTTCGCAAAAATTTTTTTCATAAAAGGTTGATTACAAAATAAAAATAATCATATATAATTCAAAAACATAATACAATAAATGAAAAGAAAATCAGAAGGAGAAAAGCGCCCCATAGAGGTTGACCCCATCACGGGCGAATATTCCATTAAAATACCAGAATGGATTGCTAATGAATTATCCTGGTATGAGGATACAGAAATTACTTTTAATTTGGATGGAGATGATATCATTCTTTCAGAGGAAAGTGAATGAAACACTATGACATTTATGCAAAAAATAAATGCTTATTTCATTGTATTGATGAAAAAGAATTTGATGTAACTTGGAAAACGATTCGTAATATGGTAGGTATTATAAAAACAGAATATCGTATTGAAGACCTTAGATACGAAGAAGTTGCTAATTGACAATCGCTACATAATACTGTATGATATGAATGTAAATTAATTAAGTTATGGCAAAAGGATTTACAGTAAAAGCAAAATCGCCCGTTGTCGCAAAAGAACCTGAATGGGACTTCGATAAAGCAAGAGAAATGGTGCGAGCAAAAACAGTCGTATTCTGTCTACCAGGACGCGGCGTTTCTTATACATTCTTAAAAAACTTTGTTCAACTTTGTTTTGATCTAGTGCAAGCAGGTGCAAGCATTCAGATCTCACAAGATTATTCTTCAATGGTAAATTTCGCCCGTTGTAAGTGTCTTGGTGCAAATGTTCTTCGCGGACCTGATCAAAAACCATGGGACGGAAAACTTAAATATGATTGGCAACTTTGGATTGATTCTGACATTGTTTTCAATACTGAAAAGTTTTGGCAACTGGTTCTGATGAATCAAGATATTGCAGCTGGTTGGTATATGACCGAAGATGGTCAAACAACATCTGTTGCACATTGGCTTGACGAAGAAGATTTCAGAGGTAATGGTGGTGTGATGAATCATGAGACTGGTGAAAGCATTTCAAAACGCCGTAAACCATTTACTGTCGATTACACTGGATTTGGATGGGTTCTCATCAAGAATGGAGTCTTTGAACACGAAGACATGAAATATCCATGGTTTGCTCCTAAAATGCAAATTTTTGAATCTGGCGAAGTTCAAGACATGTGTGGAGAAGACGTATCCTTCTGTTTGGATGCAAAAGAAGCAGGATTTGAAATCTGGTGTGATCCTCGCATTCGCGTTGGTCACGAAAAATCACGAATCATATGAGATGGCACAAGAGCGTTATAACATTCTCTGTAACGGACGTTTAATTTATAAAAATCTTACAGAAGAAGAATATTTCGATACAATGGAGGATTTGTCTCAACAGTTTTATCAGACAGGTTCTCCAAGACCAGAAGATCTTGATACTGAAATTTATTTGGAGCATTAAGAAATGGCAAAAACAGCAAGTGGTGGACTGAACAAAAACAGTTCTTATATTCCCGGGACTCCTAAAAAGTCTCGCCAAGGCGATGGGATGGGAACCAAGTATGCTGCGTCTTCTCGCAATGGAGCACGGAAAAAGTATAGAGGGCAGGGTAAAGGATGAGTCAACTAATCACCAATATACCAGCTAAAAAAGTTTGGGTTCGTAAAGAATACCTACGTGATTTACAAGATGGTCATGGTGAATTTGTAGAGGGTGTTTGGGTATCTGCTAAGTCGATACCTGGACGTGCTTTTTATTTTGAGACTTATCTACCAGAGTACGGAGCCTTATACGATAAATTGCCCATTTCTGCATTTGTCTCGTCTCCAAAAACACCAGATCCAGATTTAGATCTTCCAAATCTTCAATTTTGGAACTGCATGGATTATGGAGTTCTCTGTATTAAGAAAAAACATATAGCAGAATTAGATTTTGAGTTAAGAACAAGACATTTTGGGACTATAAAAGGTCAATATGTTTTTAGTCTAGACAATTATCATCCAGAAAATGATATTGTCGATTGTGGAACAAGTGAACTTCCAGAAGAACATAAATCTCATAATTGTATTTTGTTAGAAAATGGGCAATTTGCACTATATCCAAACAATAGAATGAGATTATACAGTCTGTCTAGAACTCCAGAGCAAGTAAAAAATCCAGATTTTAAAGTTTCTACTCATTTTTATCAGGTAGAAACTGGTTTAGACTGGGGAAGATTAGGAGATACAGATGAATATTTCTGGCAAACGCCTGAAGAAAAAGAAAATAAATAGATTTTTTCCACCTAAAATGAATTGGAACAGTTTTCAATGGGCAAACACCTGCTCCTCGAGGTGCATGATGTTGATTTTAACTTGATCAATGACGTAAATTCTCTTCAAAACGTCATGATTGGGGGAATTGAACGTGCGAAAATGACGATTCTAAATATTTTCTCACATTGTTTTTTTCCACAGGGATGCACGGTTGTGATTGCTCTTGCAGAAAGTCACGTTTCTTGCCACACTTGGCCAGAAGAAGGATGTGTTGCAATTGACGTTTATACTTGTGGTGAAGGAAATCCACGTTTAGTTGCTTTAGAAATATTAAAATACTTCAATTCGGATAATTATAACCTAAGAGAGGTTTATCGTTAAATAAAGATAAGGAGATAGCAACCTCCTTCATAAAAGTTCTGTTTTATTCATTAAAACAGGAGCACAATGTCTAACTTACCAGTGGATAGAGATTCAAATTATATGAGGTCTATGTGGGGCACTTCTCGTCTCGTCACAGACTATGAAGAAATTAAACCAAAACGAGTCATTCAAGAAATCATGCACGACTCTGCGCCACGTCATGATCTCAAAAAACAAACCGAATTGCATGAAAAGATCCGTAATGATGAGGACTACGATGATTGGGATTATGGCACCGAACCAAACTATGGATCTTCCTGGCAGTAGGTATAAATAAAGCAAGAAAACTTATCCGCCAATGGCAGTCACAAGAATATCCAGATCATTTAAGGATATTAGTTTATCTTTTGAACCTCATCCTGTGACAAAAGATCTGCCTGTTTTGTCTAATGAAAGAGCGATTACTAGATCTGTAAGAAATTTAGTTGAAACAATTCCAACAGAAAGGTTTTTTAATCCAATTCTTGGATCAAACGTTCGTAGGAGTCTTTTTGAATTTGTAGATTATGGAACAGCAGGAGTAATTGAAGATCAAATTAGAACTACAATTAATAATTTTGAGATTCGTGTAGATAATGTAGTTGTTAATGTTGATGCAAGGCCAGACGATAATAGTTTTGAAGTGACTGTCATTTTCGATATTATTGGGGAAGATTTTCCGACACAACAATTTACATTCTTATTAGAGGCAACAAGATAAAATGCCTTTTACACAGTTTACAAACTTAGATTTTGATCAAATTAAAACTCAAATCAAAGATTATCTCCGTGCAAATTCAAATTTCACGGATTTTGACTTTGAAGGATCTAATTTCTCTGTTTTAATTGATACTCTTGCATATAATACTTACATTACAGCATTTAATTCTAATATGGTTGTTAATGAATCCTTCTTGGATTCTGCAACTGTTAGAGAAAATGTAGTTTCATTGGCAAGAAATATTGGTTATGTACCTCGCTCTAAAACCGCCTCCAAGGCGGCAATTACACTTGAGGTTCCTACCACTACAACAAGTGCTTTTTTGACTCTTCAAGCGGGTTTGGTGTGTGTTGGATCGTCCGATAATACATCTTATAGATTTTCAATCACAGAAGATATTACAACAACTGTAAAGAATGGTATTGCAAAATTTGGATCTTCAACTTCTCCAGTGTATATCTATCAAGGTAACTTATTAACAAAACAGTGGACAGTTGACACTTCACAAGATCAGAGATTCATTCTTGATAATCCAAATATCGACACCGCAAATCTTGTTGTTTACGTAAAGGGATTCGGTGATAGTGGAGTTGGGAGAGAATATTATAAGGTGGATAATATTTTACAACTCAATAAAAATTCTGAGATTTACTTAATTCAAGAAGTTCAAGATGAAAAGTATGAACTTCTTTTTGGGGATGGGTATTTTGGCAAAAAACTTGAAAATAATTCAGTTATTACGGCAAAATATATTGTAACAGATGGTGAAAGAGGTAATGGAGCATCTAGATTTGATTTTCAAGGTAACTTTGTGGATTCATCTAATGTTCGTGTTTTAGTTCAATCCGGATCAGTTGTTGTTAAT